AAGTTTTTGGTTTATAGCTTTGAGTCTTCTTTGTCTGAACTTAAAGCAGACGGAAAAAAATACAAGAACTTAGATAGCATCAACGTAGGGGTTAACTCTATATTGGGTACGCCAGACCATGCCTCATCAAGCGATCACAAAACTTTTAACTTTAGTGATGAGCCCCGCAAAAAGTTTGTAGTCTATGAGTATTGGGGTTTTTGGGACATTGATGGCTTTGGTGTCGTTAAGCCGATTGTTGCTGCCTGGGTAGGGAATACCCTAATAAGAATGGAAGACAATCCGTTTCCAGACAAACAGATCCCATTTGTCATTGAGCAGTATTTGCCAGTGCGTAAAAGCAACTATGGTGAGCCAGATGGCGCACTGCTAGAGGACAACCAAAAAGTCATTGGTGCGGTTACTCGCGGAATGATCGACATCATGGGACGTTCTGCCAATGGGCAGACAGGTGTTCGTAAAGACATGTTGGATGTTACTAACCGCAGGAAGTTTGACAAAGGTTTGGATTACGAGTTCAACGCTAACGTTGACCCACGCCAGGGTGTGTTTATGCACACTTACCCAGAAATCCCCCAATCTGCGCAATTCATGTTGAGTATGCAAAACATGGAAGCTGAGTCGCTAACAGGAGTGAAATCTTTTAGCCAAGGTATCTCTGGCCAAGGTTTGGGTGATGTAGCTGTGGGTGTACGAGGCGCATTAGATGCTTCATCCAAGCGAGAGCTAGGCATTCTTCGTCGTTTGTCCTCTGGAATCGTAAAGATTGGGCGAAAGATGATCAGTATGAATGCTGAGTTTCTTTCTGATGAAGAAGTTGTGCGTGTTACCAATGAAGAGTTTGTTACTGTTAGGAAAGACGACTTAACAGGCGCGTTTGATTTGCGATTGTCTATCTCTACTGCAGAAGAAGACAACAACAAAGCAGATAAGTTAGGTTTTATGTTGCAAACAATGGGACCAAACATGGACCCAGAAGTTTCCAAAATGATTCTTGGTGATATTGCCAAACTACACAAAATGCCTGCATTAGCTAAAAAGATTGAGTCATATCAACCTCAACCAGACCCTATGGCGCAAAAGAAAGCTGAGTTAGAGATCCAATTACTTGAAGCGCAGATTGAGAATGAACGAGCTCAAGCAGCAGAACGCCAATCAGGAGCACAACTTGATGTAGTTAAAGCAGGTACTGAGCAAGCTAAGCAAAGTTATCTGAAGTCAGACACTGACTTAAAGAACTTAGAGTTTGTTGAACAAGAGTCTGGTGTACATCAAGAACGAGCTAAAGAATTACAAGGCGAACAGTCTCGTAGTCAGACTGAAATGAAATTAATGGATAGACAATTTAAGCAAGAAGATACCAATTCTGACTTACTTAAAGAATATCTTCGTAAAAGATAAGATATAGTACAGTCTGTTTAACTATATTGTTTAAACAATTCTATTAACTTGTAAAGCACTGGTAGATACATGAGTAATGACACTGTCCAAGAGATTGAACGAAACATTAAACAAGCTAAGAGCTTGGTTGAAATAGGCGAATCACTTGAGCGTTTAAGACTTAACAAAGATTTCAAGAAAGTAATTCTTGAAGGTTTTTTTGAGAAAGAAGCTATTCGTTTGGTTCACCTTAAAGCTGACCAGAATATGCAAACTCCTGATATTCAACGGTCAATACTAGGGCAGATTGACGCCATTGGCGTACTACATCAGTTTTTTCAAACAACGTTGTTTAAAGCAAACCAAGCTAATAAAGCTATTGCTGCAGATGAAGAAACTCGTGATGAAATCTTGGCTGAGGAACTCCAATAATGTCTGATACCGTACTAGATACTCCTGAAGTTGAGAACACAGAGGATGCACAAGTTTCATATCTAAGCATGTCTGATGCAGAAATGTTGGCAGCCGGTCCACCTAGTGCAGCAAGCTCCGTTAAAGAGGCGCTTTCTACTCCGATTGAAGAGAAAGCTCCAGAAGTAGTTGTTGAAGCTGAAGACGATGATGATAAAGAAGATGAGGATGAAGATAAAGATGCGGTTAACGAAGATATAGAAGATAAGGCTGCTGACCAAGACGTCGGTACGACGGCGACAGAAGCAGCCGATAAGTTAGCAGAAAAGCCCCCAGCTTCAAATGAAGCGCTAGAAGATAAAGCAGAAGTCGCAGTTGTTATTGACTACGAAGCTGAATATAAAAAAGTCTTTGCACCATTTAAAGCTAATGGTCATGAAGTAGAAATTAAGTCTGCAAAAGACGCAATTTCACTTATGCAGATGGGGGCTAATTACAACAAAAAGATGTTGGCTTTAAAGCCAAATCTTAAACTCATGAAACTATTGGAAATTAATGGTTTGATGAATGAAGAGAAGCTAAGCTATTTAATTGATCTGGATAAAAAGAATCCAGCCGCAATTAATAAGCTGGTAAAGGATAGCGGCATTGATCCAATGGATCTTGACGCTGAAAAAGCAGGCGAATATAGACCGAAAATTCACGCTGTTGATGACCGAGAGATTGATCTGGATACGGTACTTGATGAACTTCAAGACACATCTACGTATGCCCGGATGCTTGACGTTGTTAGTCAGAAGTGGGACGGTGCAAGCAAACAAGTTATCTCTCGTACACCGCAACTGTTGAAAGTTATTAATGGCCATATGGAATCTGGCATTTACGACTTGATCAGTAAAGAGGTGGACAGTGAGCGCGTGTTTGGTCGCTTAAATGGTTTATCAGATCTTGAGGCTTACCGGCAAGTAGGTGATGCAATTCAAGCGCGTGGTGGATTTAATCATGTGGGCAGCGCTGCCCCTAAAAATCCAGTAATCCAAGCGCCAGTAGTTGTAGCAGCTAGACCGAAGAAAGTTGAAGACGATTTACTAAAAGAGAAAAGGCGAGCTGCAAGCTCCACTAAGCCGGTTGCTCCGACGGCACAAGCCAAGGAATTTAACCCCTTGTCTTTGTCAGACGAAGAGTTCAGCAAACTTGCTGATAGCCGGTTCCGTTAATTAAATCAAGGAATATTAATATGTCTCGTGTATATGGTGATGGTGCTCCATCTGATATTGGTACTCAACTCAATGATCAGTATTATCAAAAAACCGCTCTTATTGAAGCCGCTAAAGAGCAGTACTTCAGCCAGCTAGCTGATGTAACTTCCATGCCTAAAAACATGGGCCGAAAAATCAAGCGTTACCACTACTTGCCTTTGCTTGATGACCAAAACATCAACGATCAAGGTATTGATGCTGCTGGCGCAACTCTTGTTGGTGGCAACTTGTATGGCTCATCTAAAGACATTGGCACTATCACTGGCAAGCTGCCTGTGTTGTCAGAGTCTGGTGGCCGTGTAAACCGCGTTGGTTTTAAGCGTAAAGAAATCGAAGGTACGTTTGAGAAGTTTGGCTTCTTTGACGAATATACCCAAGAGTCAATTGACTTTGACACCGACGCTGACCTCATGATGCACATCAACCGCGAAATGGTGATGGGCGCTAATGAGATCACGGAAGACGCATTGCAGATTGACTTGATCAGCGCAGCTGGTGTGGTTAAGTATGCAGGTAGTGCAACTGTAAACGGTCAAGTTGGTTCTGCTGATTTGGTAAGTTACGGTGATTTGATGCGCCTGTCTATTGATCTGGACAACAACCGCACGCCTAAGCACACCAAGCTGATCAACGGTTCACGCATGGTTGATACCAAAGTGCTGCCTGCTGCTCGCGTGGCTTACATGGGCTCTGAGCTGTTGCCTACTTTCAAAGCAATGGTTGACTTGCACGGTAATCCTGCATTCATCTCAGTTGAGAAGTACGCTGCTGGCGGTACTACTGTCACGGGTGAAGTTGGTGCTGTCGATAACTTCCGTTTGGTAGTGGTTCCTGAGATGGTTAAGTGGGCTGGCGCTGGCGCTACCACTACCGACTCAATCAACTACGAGACAGGCGGTAACTACGATGTGTTCCCAATCCTGGTAGTTGGCGATGAGTCCTTTACGACTATTGGTTTCCAAACTGATGGTAAGACCGTGAAGTTCAAGATCCACCACAAAGCACCAGGTGAAGCTACTGCTGACCGTAACGATCCTTACGGTGAGACAGGCTTTATGTCTATCAAGTGGTACTACGGCTTCATGACCTTGCGTTCTGAGCGTATTGCTTTGATCAAGACTGTTGCTCGCATGTAAGCAAGCTTAGGTGGGAGGGCGAGCTCACAAGGCTCGCTTTCCTGCCTATTTTTTTATTTCCAAGGAACCCGCAATGTCTGAATTTGATAACGAAGAAGTCCTGGTCCAAGACGAGTTGGCCGCACTTAAAGCACGAGCTGACATGCTTGGTATTAGCTACCACCCCTCTATTGGGTTGGACAAGTTGCGCAACAAAGTTAATTCGCAAAGCGTTGAAGATGAGCCTGATGAGCCAGAAAAAGTAACTACTTCTAAATCTGTAAAGCCTGCTGTTGAAACAGAGGGTCAGATTCGCGTGCGCAAGAAGCGTGAAGCTTCTGAGCTGGTTCGTATTCGTGTGCAGTGCATGAATCCTGCCAAGAAAGAATGGGATGGCGAAATCTTTACTGTAGGTAACGCTATTGTTGGCTCGTACAAAAAGTACATTCCTTTTGCTGCTGATGAAGGCTGGCATGTGCCTCGCATCATTTATCAGCACATCAAAGAGCGGCAATGCCAAGTGTTTACTGCAGTCAAAGACTCACGCGGCAACACCACTCGCAAAGGCAAGCTGATCAAAGAGTTTGCCGTTGAAGTCATGGAACCATTGACGCAAGTTGAACTTGATGAGATGGCTCGTCGTCAAGCCATGGCTAAAGCCATTGATTAAGTAACTGAACCAGCCTGGATAGATCTATGACTACTATTACTGTTGCACAACTCACTGAAGCTACATTGGAAGGCACAGGCATTTTTGATGTTTTGATGCGTGCCAATAAAGAGCATTTGGATAGCGAGTTTAAGCAAGGCCGCATCAAAGGGCCAGAGTACGCTACGGTCTATCTAGGCTCATTGACACAGGTGATGCAGACAGCTTTGAATTTTCTGCTGGCCAAAGAAAAAACCAGTTTTGAAGCGGACATGCTTGTCGCTCAAACTGCTTTGGTTTTACAGCAACGATTGAATGCAGTGACAGAAGGCGCAAACCTTTTGAAGCAAGGCTCACTGCTAGAAAAACAAGCACTGCAAATTACGCAGCAAACAGCTTTGACGCTTCAACAGACGCTAAATGCAGAAGTTGAAAACGAAGTATTGACAGCTACCAAGTGCAAGCTACAAGCTGAGTTTGATGTGTTGCAAAGCACGAACCTTAAAGTGCAGCAAGAGACTAATTTGCTGGCTCAAAAAGTAGCTACAGAAAAAGCACAAACCCAAGAGTTGGGTGTAGATGACAACTCGGTTGTGGGCAAGCAAAAAGCTTTGTATGGCGCACAGACCTCTGGGTTTAACCGAGATGCAGAGCAAAAAGCAGCTGACATCTTAGTTAAAACTTGGAGCGTAAGACGCACTACAGATGAAGGCACTCAAGCTAACAGCACCAATCAATTAGACGACGCTACGGTAGGTCGAATGGTGTCGAAGTTGTTGTCTGGTGTGCAGGCGTAATTAAATAAGGCACATAACAGGGGGGAGCTTTGGCTCCCCTTTTTTTGATTGAAAGGGTGCAAACATGGGATTGTTTAGTAGCAAGAGAAGAGTCTCTGTGTCAGCGTCCGCTATGCGGCTTATTGAAGATGCGCAGCTGCCTGATGCTGTAAAGACAGGCCTAGTGACAGCCATCTTTGAAAATGGTGATCCAGCAGACTACGTTATGGAAGAGCTGGTTTCTAGTATTGGTGCCAAAGCTGAAAGAATGTTTCAGTACGGTAAAACCGGCTACGTATACGGTTTGCCCTCTGGCCAAAAAACAGATAAAGGTGACATGCGTCGTGCAGTGCAAACCCAGCTGAACTTCCTGGCAAGCACCACAGTAGACATGGCTTACTCTGAGCTAAGCGCACCAAACGTGTTGCACATGGCTTGGACCACCTTGGTAGAAGACCATGAGTACAGCAGCAGCACAAACCAGCTTGGGTTGCTGACGACACAGCTTGGAACGCCTGTCTACCTTAAAGATATGGTGATTGTGGTTCCTGCTACAGAAGCAGATAACTTGGATTCTCCTCGCTATTCGCAGTGGGGTTTGCCACCTAATGCAGGTTACACGCCGCAAAGACCTATTCAAGACGCCGCTACTGTTGCACTGTTGGGTGCTGCTTTAAAGCACTCGCCTGTAGTGGTAGACGCTACAGCTGTTGAGCCATATGTGCGGGTCAGCTATGTCTGGGAAACGGCCTTAAATACATTTGAAAAAGTTGCACATGAGGCCAGCTTTAGCATTCCTATTGGGGGTGTTGATGAGGAAGCTGATTACTATCAAGCAGCCTACACAGCCAACGGAGTCCGTGTTTACTGGATGTACTTAGCAGGCAGCGGAACTTACTCAGCGTTAGACAGCTTTTATGAGTCGCCTGTTACAGCGTCTGGAACATATTTTCCTTTGACGCACTTTAGGCAAAACAAAGCCAAGCTGCATACCGACAAAAACAGTGAGGCTTACAAGTCATCTGCCAAGCTGATTAAAAGACTGGGCTTAGATTACGACGCTTTAGCTGATGGCATTGCAGAAAACCCTAGCGCAAGTGACATTGAGCAAGCTTTCATGATGATGGCTGTACCTGCAGTTAGCTCTAATGAAATTGAGTGTCGCTATTTGTTTGATTATTTTGACAATCAGTTTTACAACGGGAGTGCTGCTTTAGCTATTTCTGTGTCTAGGTTTTTTAGTAGCTCTACTCCAGCCAATACCACCGTTATTCAAGACGGCCGTTTTAAAATGGTGTTAGGCAATGCAGGCGTAATTAAGCGCAGAGTAGCAGGCAATATTGGTAAAGTAGGTACTTACACTAGTGGTATTACTACAAGAGAAATACCTTATGAATATGTTGATGATGAGTCTGGAGAAACAATTGAAAGCGTTAATGTAATTAAGTACCATTTTTACCGGCAACAGATTACAGAAAGCTTGTACGACGAAATAGGCGTAGACAGTCTAAGAATGACATATTACGTTTATGGGGGTTACAACGTAATTGGAGAAGATACTGCTCAGTTGTTGTTGATTCCATTAGATCATTCAATTACAGATGATTACTCTTCTAAAGATAGAGAGCAGCTGTACGCAAGATCGTTGCACTTTGTATTTACATCATTACAGATTACTAAAGTAAAGTGGTATCAATCTGGCTTATTTAAATTAGTATTGACCGTCATTAGTATTGTGATGATTGTTAATGGCATTCCTGCAGGCTACACTATATTAGGGTTAACTGCACTCCAAACTATTGTGGCAATTGTTTTAATTTCACAAATTGTAGGGATGTACCTACTACCAGTAATATTTAAATTTTTCGTAAAAGTTCTTGGGCAAGATTTAGCAATTCTTATTGCTATTGCTGCGTTTGTTTATGGCGGGTATCAAGTAACCCAGTTTGGTATTAAAGGAGCTCCTTATGCAAGTGAATTGCTGAGCTTTTCTACTGGACTGCAAAATGCAGTTATGCAAGACAAGTTTAATGACTTAGCACAGAGTGTTACAGACTTTAAACTAGTAACAGATAAACAAACAGAACTGCTTGAAGCAGGTAACAAGCTGTTAGAGACTACTAGTTTTCTAAGCCCATTTGCAGTTATGGGCGAAGCGCCACAAGACTTCTATAATAGATCCATACACACTGGCAACATCGGTTTGCTGGCAATTAGCGCAATTTCCTCTTATGTGGATATCGCTCTTAAACTTCCAGAGTTAAATGACACATTAGGAGAGATTAATTATGGCAATGAGTAACTACAATCTGTCGCAACAGCAAGACATGGGCGGTCTGCGCTTACCTGCTAATTCAGGAGCAAATCAATATACTCCGTCTTCTTTTATGCAGCAAGCTCCACTATACGATTCAAGTCAGCTGAATCAAATGAATCAACTAAATCAAATGAATCAATGGGGCAATTCGCAACAATCCCCACAAATGTACAACCAGTTTGGGTCTTCTGGCAGTATGGGCTTCAAAGCAACGGCTTTACCTACTACAAACGCATTGTCTTTGAATCCGCAAAGCTCGTGGTTGGACAGCATGATAGGAACTAAAGATGCACCTGGCTGGGGCGGCTTGGCTTTAAATGCTGCTACTGGTGGAATGAACGCTTATCTTGGCTTGAAGCAATACGGCTTGGCTAAAGAAATGTTTGCTGAAAACAAAAGGCAAACAGCACAAAACTTTGGTGCACAAAGGACTTTGACTAACAGTCGATTGGAGGATCGCCAAGCTGCTAGGGTAGCTTCAAACTCAGGCGCATACCAATCTGTAGGCGACTACATGAACAAGAATGGAGTTGCTTAATGGCTGCAATTACTTGGTCAAATGTTAATGCGCCATCTAACAGTGATGCTGTTAGATTGTTAGAAGGCTCACAGAAAAGTTTAAACGCTGGCCTTGATAGTTTTTCTGCAGCTATTGCTAACAGAGAAAACGCAAATCAAGGGGTAGCAGATCGAGGCCGTCAAGCTAGTCAAGAAGACTACTTGAACATGGTCAGTGGCTATAAAACGCCTGAAGACCTGCGTGCTGCACAAATGTCAGGTGTGTTGGACCAACGCTTGGCAGCACTTGACCCACGTAATCAAGCCGCTGTGCGGGGTGCAGCAGATGCGCGTGTGACCTCTTTGCAGAAGCAAACCACTGAAGGCAACACGTTTAACAACGCACAAGCAGACAACCGCGATGAGCCTATTAAACAACAGCACGCTATGCTGGTGGCTTCTGGCGATACAGCAGGCGCAGCAGAACTTGTTGCAAGTAACCCACAAGTGCGTGTGTGGTCAATAAGTATGGAAAATGCTTATGATAGCGACCTCAAACGAAGACAAGATGCGAATCAAACTGCAGCTGATAATCGCAAAAATGAAGTTGCTAATGCAGAACAGCCAGGAAAGATTGCTGATGCTGCTCAGAATATTGCTTTAGCCAAAGTTAATAACCCTGTAGATCTGGCAAATGCCCTAGCTAAAGCAGACCTGGCTGCTGAAGCGCGTAAGCAAGCAGAACAAACTCAAATAAATGCGGGTGTTGCGCTTAACAATACAGCACGCAGTAATACAGAGAATGCTACAGATCTTTTGTTTATGCAGCTCGGCACTGAGGCGGCTTCAGCTGTAAACAACAGCCTAGCAGATTCCTCTTCTAGCGTAGGGCAACTTGCCGCTGAAATGAATTTACCTGTTAATGCTGCAGGTGGTCCAGACATAGCAAATATTTCTAAAGTTGATCGCGCTGCTTTAAATGCAAAAGCCAAAGAAAGAGGCTTGCCTTCACTTGATCAACTAATTACAGGAAACACTCAGCAAGGCAACGCATTTATTAAGAGAATTAGTGAAGACCCACGTTTTAATGCTGCAGATATTGTACGCAATAGAGCTAAAATTTTGAGTTTGTTTGATACTTCTGGCAGTAATAACGCAATTGGTAATGATGCTTACGAAATTCGATTGCAACAAGCTAAAGAACAAGTTAATCAAGCCGAGCAAGCTAAAACTAACTGGTATGCACCAGGAAATCCAGACGCTATGCAAAGTTATGACAGTCTGGCAAAAGATGTTGATGCTATGTTTAAAGGCACCGACATGGAAGAAGACTTGCAAGATATTCAAAACTTTTTGTACAAAGCCGCTACCACTGGTATTGAAGTGTCAAAAGGAAACTTTTTAACTCCGTCTAGACAAGACATGCTGGCCGCTATACGTTCAGAGATAGGAACTAACAACGTTTTTAATAAAAGTCGAGCTGACGATATTGAAGCTTTTTTAAAGAAAAACATGAACACTTCCAGAGTTACACAGTTGTTGCAACAAGCTGAAGCCAGTAGGCAAGTTGCTCGAACAACAGCAGTTCGTAATTTAATGGCTTCCCCTGCGTCAGCAGGTAAATAAGCAATTTAAATAATTGCGGATAATAAAGGGAAGCAGATAATACTGCTTTCTCTTTATTATTGGGGAATACACTTTAAGGTGCTGCATGTCAACAAATTATGACGATTTCATAACTACAGGTCCAGCTGCACATACTCTTGCAGCTCAAGATAAGTTTGCTGACTTGCAGCAAGCTAGTACAGATAAAATCGCTGAGCTTGAGCAGCGCAGACTATTTCAGCAAGCCCGTGATAAAGCGGTTGCTGAGTCTATTGTCGGAAGAATTGGATTAAACCCCAACGATACTGGCGGTGCGATTATTAATCGTGGTGTTGCCACAGTTAATGATCTTACAGATGGTATTGGCGCTGTTGGCTCAGGTGTAACTGAACAATACGCAAAATTTCTTAAAAACAATATTAGCCTGGAAGCTAGGAATGCACATCAGCGAGTAATTGCCGGTAGAGCTAATGAAGAAGACACAGCTTTACTCAATCAAGTAGCACCAGGGATGTTGGGTATCCAAAACAAGACCAACGCCAGTTACTTAAATGAAGCAGACAGAGCTTCATCATTTTCTCAAAGAATTGAACAACGCAGAGCTAAGCTTGCCAAAACAGTTGCGCCTGATGAAAACGGCATTAAACCAACTGGCTTGGCACAAATGGGTGTGGATGCAGGACTTAGCTTGGTCAACTCTGCTATTGCAGTGCCTGAAGCAGTTGTAGGTATTGCGAGTCTTGTGTCTGGTGGTGCAGCAGGCAAGTACTTAGCCGATGCTGGATTCAAACCAGCAGAGGCTAAAGAGTTTATCAACTCGCTGAAGTCGGCTGAGATGCAGGCTGCTAGTCAGAGCGTCAACGGTGCAGAAGGTTTTTGGAACACGCTAAGTGAAATTGCTAACAACCCAAGCACTGTGCCGCACATGTTGCTGGAGTCTTTGTTTCCTATGCTGGCGGGCGGCGTAGCAGCCCGTGGCATCGTAGCTTTAGGTGCTGGTGTCCGAATGGCTACAGCGGCAGGAGAAGGCTTGGTCATGGCTGGCTCTGGTGCTGAAAACATTCGTAATCAAACAGCAGACAATCGGTTAACACTAAAACAATCTTTGCTGGCAGCTAGCACAGGTGTGATGGGTGCAGGTGTAGCAAGACTCAGTGGTGGAGCAGCTGCTCGTCTTGGTTTAGGTGACATTGATGAAGCTATTACCAAAGGTACATTGGGTATATCTAACCGAGGTGTTATTACACGCACAGGTGGATCGGCTGTTTTTGAAGGCGGAGAAGAAGCGCTGCAATCTACAGGCGAAACTATTGCTAGTAACGTAGCTTTGGATCAACAGTGGGATAAAGGCGTAGGTAATGCCGCTGCTATCGGCGCAGTTACAGGTGCGGCTATGGGCGCTCCTATGGGCCTGGCTCAAGGCGTTAAACAAAAAGCGCAGATATATCAAGACGCTAACAAAATTAAAGCAGATGCTATTGCATCTGGCGATGTGTCTAAGTTGTCTGACCCAACTTCACCTAGTTACAACCCAACTGAAGCTATTGCTGCTTTGGCAGGCAACGCCAAAATAGACACTGCAACGCCTGAGAGCAAGCAAGCAAACATTGCCAAAGCAGATGAAATTGTGGCTGTCTTGGAAACCAAGCGCGAAGCACTGATGGCGGACTTTGCAGCAGACACGGCTAAAGGTGTTAAAGAAACCATTGCCAAGACGCAAGCTGATTTGGACAAGATAGACCCTGCCAACACTTCGCGGATTGAGAAAACAAAAAGTTACCTGAGCAATTTAAAGACTCAGCTTGTAGAGCTAAAACAAAATACGCAAGACGCAAAGCAAACCAGGAAGATCGAGAAAGAGCTTGCTGATTTGAGTGCGCAGATCGACCAAGCCAATGTAGCTAAAAGCCAGCTGAGTGCTGCGGTTAGCTCGTCTAGCGACATTGCTGAGAAGCTGGCTACTGCCAATCAAACTGTAGATGCTGCTGATTCAGTGGCTGTTACAGCGTCTAAAGACGCAGCCAATCAGATCTTTAACCTGGCCATGGCTTCACCTGAGCTGTTGGACCAAGCCAAGATCAGAGAGCTAGTGGCAAACAAAAGCAATGGTTTGTCAGAAAGCCAGCGAGATTACCTGCGCAAGTTCTCAGAAGCACGTGTGGCTCAGAACTTGTTGCTAGACGCGGGAGAGGTATCTCGCCAAATCTACCTGGGCAGTGAAGGCAGCGTAGGAATCAAAGAATACAAATCTCGCATGAGCAGGGCTATTGCTGACAGCAATGCAGGTCAAGCGCAGAAGCAGTTGACGGGGCTGGCTAAGTTTGAAGCAGATCACACAAGCAAAGCTGAAGTTGCTGAAGCTGCGTTGGAAAACGGCTTAGGCACACAGATCATCAATAAGAACGGTAGTTGGCAGATCGGTGACGGCAAGATGACAACAGCGCAATTGCGCACCAACGGTGGCTTGGCGATTGTCTCAAGAGATTTGGTTAACGACATTCGTCAAGAAGCAGACGCTTTAAGCAAGTCTTTGGGTGAGCTGGAAGCGGCTTACAACCTCAAATTTACAGCTACCTCAACCAAATCAACTGGAGTGAGTAATGTCCAAGAGTCGCCAAAACAAGGAGCTGGAAAAGAAGTTCAGCTCGCAGCCGTTGAAACAAAAGATGCTCAAGCAGCTGGAGTGGCAAGAGAGACACCAGCAGGAACAGCCGATGGAGCAGCCAGAGTCACAAGAGCAACACCCATTAACACTCAAATAGGAGACGCAAATGAATCAAATGAAAACGGGCAAAAAGCCGCCAAAGCCGCCGCGCTACTGAAAGAAACTTTAACTGAGACAACTACAGTTAATGAGGAGGCATCCGCCTCTTCTGTGAACACTGTAGAGACTAAGAAGACTGAAACAACTGAAGGGATTACAGTTAATAAAGAGTCTAATGCGGAGAATAGCACAGATAAACAGGAAATTCCTGAGTTGTCTGGAGTTTTATCAGCATTTCAACAGACTTCCCCGGAGGGGACTCCTTACAAGAAAAGACTGAACTTGATTGCTGATCTCTTCAAGCAATCGCCTGGTCGAGAGGGTGACGCCACACTGCGACCACTGGTCATGGTCAAAGACTTTATTGATGCGTTGCGCAAGGATGCAGGTCTTTTGTTGACTTACGTTGATTTGACTGAGCTGAGCAAAGAGCAAAAAGATGTTGTAAGTTTGTTCAGCAAAGCTGACAAGACTTGGAGCAAAGTCTTTGAAGCTAACAAGTTCAAGCGCCTTGCTGAAACGTCAGATTTTTTCTTTCGTGACATGTTTCAGTTTTTAATCCAGACCGATCTTGATGGCAAAGAGACTCTTGATTCCAACCTGAAGACGGCGATGAGCTATGCAGCATTCAGCTGGATTGCAGAGAACGCTGGCCAATCAGCAGTCAACAGCAAAGAAGACATCAACCGCCTTCTGGATCGGGATGAATCACACCCAGTCTCGCCTCAAGAACAAAAAGCACTGGGGCTTGTAGGCAATCGCCAAAACACGGTGATCAATCAGCTTGGTCAAAGAGCTGTTCAAGCTCTTGGCTTGAGTGTTAATCAATTGGCTGGCAGCAATGAGATGGCTCGCTTAGAAAGCGGTCTTGGTGCGCACATTATGAAGATGATGGTAGACACTGGTTTACTAAAACGAAATATTATTTCTGGTCAAGAAATGGCTGCTTTAACGGGCAATTCTTTGACAGAAACAAATGCAAAATTTAACTTCTTGAGTCTTGCACGAGACGAAAACTTTAAATTGTCAAAAGGCGCAACCGAAATATTTGAAGGGTCACGCAAAACACAAGGCTTGCTGAACAAGCTGTTTTCAGTGGAGTCTAGCTTGCGAGAGCCAAGCATGACGCCAGTTGTGTCTAACCAAAAGACAACTAAAAATACAAAGCAAGGTTTGCCTGAAGCGCTTGTGAAAGCCATTGCTCACGAAGACTCTGTGGGCAACTACGTTAACCAAGAGATGTTAGGTTTGTTTAGTGGGTTAGACGAGGACATTCAGCTGCAAATTGCAGGTGCTGAGTCAGTAGACGCTTCTACAGCGCATGTCTCTACACGGCTGCCACTGCAATCTAAGAACGATGGCCTGCGCAGAGAGATCTCTAGGTTTATGGATTTTGTTGGTGTAATGAAAGACGGCAAAGCACCTATGTTTTTTAGGCACGTGTCTTACAAGCAGCAGCGAGTGGCAATTGATGGCAACGTTATCAACCCACAATCAAGCAAATTTCATAGAGAGATGCTGTTTCAAAAGTCATGGGAAACCATAGTCAACTTTGCTAACTCAGCAGAGATGGAAAACTTTAACTTGCGAGTTGCTGAGAACTTGGGCATCAAGACAGACAAAAAAGACAACGCTGTCACCATTGAAATATTCAAGAAAAAAATTGCTGACCCTACTATTCAAGCGGCAGTGGCTATCTTGCAAGAGCACCTTAAAAATTCAGAAGAAGTTTTAAGCGCAGAACAGCAAACAGTGTTGCTGGCAGGCGTAAAAGCAGGCGGTAAAAATACAGCTTCTTTGGCGGCGCTAATGGCATTGGCTCAAATGGAAAACGCCAGCCAAGCAAACGAGACAAACTTCACTGTGAAAATCATGGGCGAAGTAGACGGTGTAACTAACGGACCTATGCTGAGCCACGTGTTCCTGGGTGCAGCCAACACAGTAGAAGGCTTGTATGCCTTGTTGAACCGAGGTGGCTTTTTTGAGATAGGCAACAAGCACACCAACTACAACCAGTGGCGTGGAGATGTTGGTAATTTTGACTTGTATGAAACCACAACTCAGCACATGAACACTGAGATTCAAAACTTGATGGTCAGCGGCATTGTGGCAAAGAACTACTCAATGACTCCAGGTCAAGTAAGCGTTGTGATGCAAGCGGTGTATGCGTTCACAGGCGAGCTGGTGAACAAAGAAACAGGTGAAGTTGAAAAGGCTGGGCGAGACATTATCAAGACACCTCTGACAGCTATGGTGTTTGGCTCACCTGTTTTTTCTGCTGTAGAAAGCATGGCCAACAACTTTGTTGATTCTATCTATGCAGGCATTGAAGACTTGGCAACTAAGAAGAACCCTACTAAACAAGACCGTGTGGATCTGATTGGGAATATCAACTTGCTTTT